CTATGCTGCTAATCCGCCCTTTAATGGATTGAGTATAACGGCGTTTTGCAGATAATCTGGTGACAGGTGTGCATAAGCCATTGTTTGCTGGATGTTAGCGTGTCCAAGTATCTGTTGTAGGGCGATAATATTCCCGCCGTTCATCATAAAATGGCTGGCAAAAGTGTGCCGTAATACATGGGTCGCCTGACCGCGCGGCAAGTCTGGTTTTACCATTCGTAGCGTTTCACAGAATTTCCCGTAATCCACTTTGAAAAGCTTCCCACTGGCATTTGTCTTCACTTCTTCCTCCAACTCTGCGGATATGGGGATGGTGCGTTTCTTGCCATTCTTGGTTTCTAAAAAGGTGACGCGGTTATTCACCACTTGAGCGGCGGTCAGCGTACTGACTTCTCCCCATCTTCCGCCAGTGCTTAAACACAGCAAGGCGATAAGCCGTTCGTCGCCAGATAACACCGCTAGCAACCGATTAATTTCTTCTGCATCTAAAAACGTCATGCCCGGATTTTTTTCAGCCAATGGCGGCAAACCATGCAGCGGGTTTTGCCCTGAAAATTCTTCAATCTTTATCAGCGCAGAAAACATGCCTGAGAGCCGATAGAGATCGCGATTTATCGTGGCGGCACTAATTCCATCAGCCAGACGTTGGCTGCGGTGCTCCATCAATTCCCGTTTAGTCAGTTGACTCACCGCTTTGTCCCCTAATGCCGTTAGGGTTTTCATCAGGTGACGCTTTTCAATAGTGCCGTTCTTGAGATTCTGGCCGTGATACAACCACCATGTTTCAACCAAATCACTTAACAGGCGGCGGTCTAACCGTTTGTCCGACCACTCTTTTTTATTGGCGTTAACCATGACATATTGTCCAAAAGCGACTGCCTCAGAGTTCTGTCAATAACTGTGGGGAGGGGGCAGCACAGTCATGGCGAAGAAACGGCGGTTACAGCGGCTGAGTATACCGCAGCGGTGATGAAATCGATTGAGAGTGGGGATGTTGGGAAGTAGTGAGACGGTAATCACTATCGGTTAATCACCAGTAGCACGGCTTTAACTTGTCAAAACCACGTGAACTTGCTCCATCGTCGAGACTGACAAATGGGGGATCGCGCAAGAATCTGACATATTTATCATGACTTGCTGCCAAGTGGTCTGAGCTAGAAGTGTTAACTCGCAATTTTCGAGTTATTATTAATATAAAAGTGATTAATATCAATTTTCTACTCGGTTTTCGTGGGTTTTATGATTTCATAAAATCAGAAAGCTCTACTGTTCTATTGATTGCGATGTTATCTAACGTTAATTGGAAATACTAAACACCCTAGAAGTAATAAGAATTTATTTGGTATGTAATACAATGGAATAATCCCCATGGGTAATAATCCCCATGGGAATGGTGCTATTTAATTAATACACCGAGGTTTAGACTATTCTGTGCAAGAGATAATGAGTTATAATAGCTCTCATTTGCTGATTTGATTGTATTTTCCCTTTTGTTTTTACTTGAAACTATAAAGTCGGCAATTTCATTTTGTAAGTCGATGCTCGGGACTGGAATTTTTGTCTTCAATACATCACTGTCTAGTATTGCTGGATAACTAGAACCAGTAGAAAACTTTCTGAATTGCTCAAGGGTGCTTTCCATCTTCAATACAAATTGTAGGTAGATCGGATTTATTTTATCCTTTTTACAACGTATTACACTAAATCCAGTTGAGGCAATTTGATTATCTAGTTCGGCTGGAACAATAGCGATGGCCCCCCTTGTTGGTCGACAGGTTGATATGATTATATCATCCTCTAATACGACTTTTCTTGCTCTTGAAGGTGCTTCTTCACCTGTAAGTTCTTGGGGGGAGACTATTGTGCCTGATGTTATATCTACACAGGAAATATCAATGTATAAAAAAGTATCTTCTGGTTTTTTTGTAGGATCTCTTTTTTCTTTCACTACAGACGCAACATCAGAAACATTTTTTATAAGTAATTCATTGAATTTTATAATTTCTTCGGGTGGTAGATGAAAATCAATATCCCAACGGCCTATTTCTCTTATTTTTGTCTGAGATTCAAGAGTTATCTTCATTGCCAACCTACTGTCTTATGAAATTCTGATATAATTGTATTTATTTCACTTCCATTTTTGAGCCGCCCTGTTGCATCAAAACCAATATTTTCAACTTCACAAAGAAAAACGTCATTACTATCTAATGTTTCATTTTTCTTCCTTTTTTCGAAGATGCAAAGTGATGTTTTAACCATCGCGCCATAAGGCTGAAAAGTTTCTTCTGGCAAACTGATAATTGCTTTCAGTTTTGCTTTGCCCAATACCCAATCTCGTACAAATAAAGATGTTTTATTTTTCAGTAATCCATCAGGAAGCACTATTGCTAACTTTCCTCCAGGTTTTAAGAACTGGAAACATCGTTCTAGCCCGATTATTTCTAAAGGCAGAGATTTTTTTTTGTTTCCTAGTTCGAATCTCCCGATCATATTCATGACCTCTTGTCGCATAATTGAGCCAAACGGTGGGTTAGTCATAATAATATCAAAAACCTCGGGCGTTTGGTTCTCATCTCCAGCGATAGATACGATGTCAGGATAATTATCAAAGCTTAGCAGTGAGTCTAAATTTCTTATGTTTGTATGGCCATCATCATGTAGCATCATATCTGTCATAGCAATTCTTACCATACGATCCGATTTTTCTATTCCATGTAAATGGAAGAACTTAAATTGATGTAATGCATAATTATCAAGCGTATGGCCTTGCTGACTAACGACATAATCCAAGCACTTGCTTAAAAAATGGCCCGATCCACAGAATGGATCAAGAATAACATCAGATGCTGTGGGCTTAATTAGCCCAACTGCAAGTTCTACTACTGGGTCAGGAGTAAAATATTGCCCCATCCCCGCTCTAATTGCCGACCCTAAAACCTTTTGGAATGCAGTACCTTTTATATCAGTCTTACTATCTACAAAGGAAAAAACTTGCAATTTTTCAGTGACTTTGAATAATGCGATATCACTGAGTTTAATAGGTGCTTTGAAAACGCCCCTCGATCTTTCGTAACCTGGAATTCTCTGGCTATAAACTTCAATTTCCTTTCTTTTAGCTTCTTCATAGAGTTCACGAATATTAGATGCTGCTTCGGAAGGGTTAGCTGCACCATAGACCTGGAATCCAAACTCAGCCCCAACAGGTTTTTCTATGGTTTTCCTTTCATCAAATATCTTCATATAGATGAGCTTAGATAGTTCATCTAAAGCTTCATCATCATGAAGCCCATCGACATCGCGGAGAATATTATGACAATCAACAAGTATTCTATTGTACTCTTCAGTTATTGGCCTTAAACCAGTTTTTTTATCACTCTTTATATCGATAATATCTCTGGAAAGTTTTATTTTTATTGAGGTGATGCTGCCAAACGATGGAATGTCTGAAATATAGTCGAAGTCATTAGGATCTATTTTCTTCCTAATACTTCGTGTCGTTATTCCATCAGTGACCATTCCTATTGTAGCGGTATGGGTTGATGCAAGGTATGACTCCAATTGCCTTTCAGCTTCCTTATAATCTATAGGCGTTGAATTTCTTTTTTTTGTCTCTATTATCAGAAATGGTTTTCTATTATCATTCTTGATAGTTATATCTGCTTGTTTTTCAGAAGAACCCATTTTTATTGGTTCTTCTATCGTGATCTTTTCACCTAACCAACTTCTAGGGTATTGATATACGGTAATTAAACGGTGTAAAACCCATTGGCGTACAAACTCCTCAATAATATCGGGCGCTCCATCAAGAGAACCATATTGTCGTTCCCATTCAATCGCTCGCTTTCTAGCAGAAGAAACATCGCCATGTGTTTGGAAAAGCCAATCGTCGGGATGTATTAAATGAAACTCTCCAAGATCTGCCATTTTATACCTTATTTATTATTAATCAAAACGTACAATATCTTACTAATATAATCAGTGGTAATTATGTAATATACTCAATTTTACACCGAATGTGATTTTTTCACACTAAGTTTGTAACTCCCCCCCCGAGGGTTATATGTTTGTAATCGTGTTGTTGCTTGCTCGTTTGGGTAACTTTTAACTAAAAATCACGGTACCAGCATCTTTTGGGGAATATGTGTACTGTAAGAGATATTGAGTCTTGCATTCGCGGTGCATGATTTAGCACGCTAGATTAATTGAATTCTCCGCCTTCCAGTCCCAGCACTAGCACAGATTCAGCGTGATCACACAACCGTATAAAACCGGCCCATAAAGCGGGCTGGCGTGGAGGGGATAGCATTGCGCGTGCGAGGGGTTTTAGGTTGGTGCTGGCTTATCTGAGCGAGCCGTGGTGCTGATCCCGGCGTGTTGATAAGTGTTGATGTGTCTTTTGTCTCGCGGTGCACTGTCGCCCTAGTGGCGTGTATCACAGGCGCAAAGATGCCGCCAAGCTGAAGTGAATCCCATATGTTGGGGACTTTATCTGGCGGCGATAGTTTTGTTTGATGAGTTACTTGTTCTTTGATAGTTCGTAAGGTTTAAAGCGCATCACCTCTTGGCCTATCCAGTCGTTCACCTCTTTGATTCGCTCCTGTAGTGGCGTCAGCTCGTTACGCACAAACACCTGTGCGGCTTTGACCACGTCGCGGAACCCGCCGGTATTATGCTGGAGCACGCCTATCATCTGGGGTGGCACGCGGTGCGCACTGAGCAGGTCGTCGCGGGTGGCATTCTTTATATTGAATAAATCGTCTTTCGTCGCCACTTCACTCAGCGGCACTATCTTGATCCCATCCGGCTTACCATTGGGTGCGTAGAAAAACAGATTCTTAAAATTTCCCAATTCTTTCGAGCTACGCATCGCTTCGCGCAGTGCTTCCACATCAGTATTACTTTGTGCTACATCTGTGGAGGCTTACCCATGCCGCAACCAGTGTATGACGCGGTGGTCAGCTTTGCCTTTAACGTTGGCCCCGCCGCCGCTTGCCGCTCAACGCTGGCGACTCTTATCAAACGCCAACAGTGGCGGGCAGCTTGTCAGCAATTGCCGCGCTGGTCATACGTTAGCGGCGTATGGTATCGGGGCGTGAACAATCGCCGTGCTGCCGAACTGGCGCATTGCCTCAAGGGAACGCAATGAAAACACTGATGATATTGCTGCTACTGGCGGTTATCGGGTTGTGGTGGATGAGTCGTGAGAACCGGGATTTATCGCGGGGTTTTGGCAGCGCTAACCTGCTGATCACCTTGCAGGAGAAAGACCTCAGCCGCGCCAGAGACCAGCTCAGTGCACTCAGTGAAAATGCCCGACGCAATGAGTTAGCACAACTTGCATTGCGCCAACAGCTCGTCGCCGCACAGCAACTTAGCCAGCGCCGCAACCAACGGATGACAAGGTTACTCAATGAAAATGAAACTCTGCGCCGCTGGTATCAGTCTCTGTTGCCTGATGACATTGCCCGCTTGCACGCGCGCCCCGGATTCGATAATCCCACCGATTACCTGCGCTGGTTGTCCGAGAGTGGCGAGTTGCCGCATTCCGGCCAGCCAGCCCAAAACTAATGGTGATCTCAGCGAAGATAACCGCCAGTTAGAGCGCGCACTGGTGAGTTGTGCGCTACAGATTGAAACCATGAAACAGTGCCAGGAGTCGCACCATGTTAAAGCCGAAAAGCCTGCGTAGTGCGTTAGAGCAGGCCGCACCTGTGCTGCGTAATAACCCAGATATGCTGCGCGTATTTATTGATAATGGCACCATTGCCACTACGCTGGCCGCCTCTTTATCGTTTGAACATCAGTACACCCTTAACCTGATTGTGACCGACTGGTGTGGTGAGCTGGATTTACTTATCGTGCCGATTAATGCGTGGTTGCGAGAGAATCAGCCGGACATAATGACCACCGACGAGGGCAAGCAGCAGGGTTTTAGCTATTTTGCCGATCTGAATAATAACGACAGTATTGATATTAGTTTTAGTCTCCGACTGACCGAGCGGGTGGTGGTGACGCAAATTGATCAAGCGCTGCATATTAACCATCTGGATGAGCCACCACTCTCGATGGCTGCCGAACGGCCAACGGATCTCTATATCAACGGTGAATTAATGAGTCAGTGGGATGAGTGAGTTAATCCATTTTGAGCAACGTCTCGCGGGGTTAATTGAGAAACTGTCTCCGACCAATCGCCGCCGACTTGCCGCCAACATCGCCAAACAACTGCGTATCAGCCAGCAGCAACGTATCAAACGCCAACAAGCCCCTGATGGTACGCTTTACGCTGCCCGCAAAGCCCAACCGATCCGAGGTAAAAAAGGCCGGGTGAAACGAGCTATGTTCGTCAAGCTACGCACCAACCGCTATATGACGGCCAAAGGCACACAAGAGGCAGCAACAGTGACATTTGTCGGGCAAGTGCAGCGCATGGCGCGGGTGCATCAGGAAGGGAGGAGGGATAGAGCGGGGAGGTTGGGTCGAGAAGTACGATATGAACGACGTGCTTTACTGGGTTTTAATAAAAAAGCAATTGAAGCTATTGAGTTAATGGTACTAAAGGAAATATGATGTAAAATATTATTTTATGTAGTGGACTACTTATGAAGTCGATTATTTATCTGTCGGTAATAATTTCAGCTGCATGGTCTTATTTGGCTTTTCCAAGCAATTCAATTTTAGATATGATTATAAATACATATAAATATCAGCTGGTATCAGTAACGTGGACTTTGGTTATTATTTATTTTTATGACTTCATAATGGCAATGTTTAAAAAAAGCTCTCACTACATGATTGAGTTTCATCAGTCACTCCGTGGAGAGTTTATCGTACTTTTGGCCTTATTTGTTTTTTCTTGCATTATATACAAATATACACCACAAGAATTTACAAACTCCACCTTAGATATATGTATGGCCGGATTTGGCTTTGTTGTTATGGGGAATCTTAGTATTTTCAAACTATTTAAATATCGAATTGGCCGAGTAAAATTCCCTAAGAGAATACCAATTGTTCTGTCTGTAATTAGCGTGTTGCTTTCTGCATATTTTCTAAAGCTGACATTGAATGTAGCCAGAGGAGAGTATAATTTTTACCAATCTTTATGGGTGCAAATAACTGTATTATGTTTCTCTATTTCCTTTTTCTTCTGGTCCAAACATATTTGCTTTATTATGCAGAAAGGGAAAATTGAAATTTCACCTGTATTAAAGGGTGTTTTTAGTAAGTTTAAATTGAAGTATGATTTTTATGAGCAGGCAGAAATAATGTCAGTCATATGGAATAAAGAATCGGAAAAAGAAAAAACAAAATATAATGCTGAACTAAGAAGGATGCATAAAAAACGTAAGTTTAAACGTTCTTAGGCGTGGGTATTAGTTAGCTGTGCTGAATCAACATCCAGCAGGCACTGACAGCACACCCTACGCTGTGCGAAAAGATCACCGACCCTAGACAAGAAAGGCCAAGTGCAGTGTGTCGGCACATCGTTATGAAGTGTGGTATAAGGAGCGGCTCTTGTTGGGAGTGAGTCAAATTGAAATACTGAAAACATCATGATTCAAAACATAAATATTAATTAGGTCAACGATTTTTACCTGCATGACCCACAATTAATGCTATCTTAATTAAGAAATCTCTCAAGGAATCTTATTTTTTATTGAGCATTAATCTTAAATGATAAAAATATATAGATAAAACCCTCGCAGACTCTAGTATTTTTGGGCATACATTTATAATATTACCCAAGGGACTTGGCGTTGTACAACAAAGGATTATGTTATGGTTCGAAATGAGTTTTGCAAAGTTGATAGTTTAGGTTTTCCAAAATTTACCGGAACTGATCTCCTGAGATATAAACTACTGCCCAAAAATATGCATTTTGTCACAGGTGAATATTATTTGTGGGCCTACAAAGCATCTTATTTAATGTACCATAAGAATCTTATAATTAATGTTGCCAAAGAAGAAAATATTCCTGTTTTGTTATTAGCCGGTGTCGCTGTATCTGAGGTTGGTGGAATGCCAGACAGATTTAAATCTGCTGGGGTTTTACAATTTCGGCAATTTATTATTGATACAATAAAGCAAGATAATACTTCATCAAATAGCACCTCTGTCGGGTTGATTGCTATGCAAATCAGAGTAGTGGCTGAAACCATTGGATTAGACCCATCAACATTAACCATGTTACAACAACACAAACTAGCCGATTGTCTGCTTTCCGATTCTTTTAATATAAAAATTGTTGCTAAGCATCTTAAGTCATTAATCCTATTTGATAATCCAAAAATTATAAATACCAGTAACTTAACCGATGAGCAAATTATCCTGGCGGGTTCCAGATACAATCGTGGTATCGAAAGGCATAAAGATGATTTCGTAAAATCTATTGCAGCGCCGGTGGGCAGTAGTGTTCGAGAATACAGCTCATACGGACGGAGAATTATTGAAAAGAAATCAACTATATATAAAATATTGGGTATTGAATAATGAAAAGCATAATCATGTATGGATATTACACGCTTTGTTTTGTTGCAATATACCTTCTTTCCTCTTTTAAGGAAGAATCGTTCATTGATGGCGTGGAAATAAAGAATGCCTGTATCGCCCATAGAGCCTTAGTTGTCGATGATATCAGGGATTTTACCGTTACACTGGCTATACTGGCTCTTATTCCTTGTTTTATTTATTTGAAGAGTTTTAAATTCAAAAATAAACCTTTAAATATATTAAGTGTATTGTTGGCATTCTATTTACTTTGGCGTTTCTTTATACGTTTGAATATCTGTTAATGAGCGATTCCTCTTCATAGAATGAGGACATTATCTCTAAATCTGTACTTTGTTGTGGCAACAACCCACCAACTTTCATTGATGGAAGTCTGTCTTAAACAGAAGCATCCTTCCTTCCATGAGCACACAATCCCAACTTTCTGAAATCCAGCGCCTGCTGCGCAACCTTATCCGCACTGGTGTCGTGATTGACGTCGATGCTGAAGGAGCCTTATGTCGTGTCCAAACCGGTGAGATCCAAACCGATTGGCTTAACTGGCTAACGCGTCGCGCTGGCTGTTCGCGTGACTGGTGGGCTCCGTCATTAGGTGAGCAGGTGGTGCTACTGGCCGTCGGCGGTGAGTTAGATACTGCTTTTGTGCTGCCGGGTATTTATTGTGATGACTTCCCGCCGCCATCCAGTTCGCCCGATGCTTATCACGTCGCTTTTCCTGATGGCGCAGTTATTGAGTATGAACCTGAGACCGGTGCACTGATGGTTACCGGCATTAAAACCGCCGAGGTGGCGGCATCTGTTTCCGTCGTCATAACGTCTCCGTCCGTCACCGTTACCGCCAGCCAAAAAATCACCCTTGACACACCCGAGGTAGTTTGTACTAACAAGCTGACTGCGGCAACACTGGAGGTACAAAAAGGCGGCAAGATGAGCGGTAATATCACGCACTCAGGCGGTTCGTTCACATCCAATAGCGTAGTAGTTGATAAGCATAACCACGGCGGTGTTAAGCGCGGTGGGGATAATACGGTGGGAATAAAGTGAAATTCAGCAAATGTGCATTTGTTCCAGCCAAAATGACGTGTTAAATTATACCTAAATGGGTATAATTTAACGCATGGATTAGCGGATGAAGCCACTTTATTGGGTCGGTAGCAGTAAGAAGGATCTCCAATCTCTACCTGAAGATGTACAAGATATTTTCGGCTACGGCCTGCATTTGGCACAGATGGGCAGTAAACATTCCCAAGCTAAGCCATTGAAAGGGTTTGGTGGTGCGGGTGTACTGGAAGTTGTTGAGGATTACATCGGTGATACCTACCGAGCTGTTTACACTGTAAAATTTGGTCATGCGGTGTATGTGTTACATGCATTCCAGAAAAAATCCTCATCAGGGATAGCCACGCCAAAGCCAGATGTGGATAAGATCCGCGAGCGGCTGAAAGCCGCAGAAAGCCACGCTAAAGGAGCATAATATGAGCCATGATATCGAAATCAGCAGCGGTAACGTTTATGCCGATCTTGGCAAAGATAATGCTGAAGAAATGCAGGTAAAAGCACAGCTTGCTAACACTATTGGTAACATTATTAAAAGCCGCCGCCTGACACAAGAACAGGCCGCTAAGCTGCTGGGGATGACTCAGCCTAAGCTGTCTAATATGTTGCGCGGGCAATTTCGAGGCATTAGCGAGGCCAAAATGTTGGAATGCCTGACCCGTTTGGGGCGAGATGTGCAAATTGTCGTCGGGAAAGCACGCCGCACTCCTGGTAGCCTGAAAGTGGTGTTTGCCTGATATGTCTAACAGCCCGACTTATCGGGCTGTTCTAATTCCCCCTATTGTCCTATCCCCTACACATCCCTCCTAAGATGTTATCCGCTCCCATGAGCAGCAAACTGACTTGAAATACTCGCGCGAATTTTGAGGGCAGCATGAGCACAACCCAATATCTCGGCATGAGCCGCAATACCGGGCGGGCCATTACCGACGCTGGCCATATCAGCCAATCAATTGCTGACATTCTGATTACGCCGGTGGGTTCGCGGGTGATGCGCCGCGCTTATGGTTCGCTGTTATCGGAGTTGATTGACCAGCCGCAAAATCCGGCCCTGCGCCTGCAAATTATGGCCGCCAGTTACAATGCGATTTTGCGCTGGGAGCCGAGGGTCAAACTGACTGGCATCACCTTTGAAACCACCTTTGACGGGAAAATGGTGGTTGATATCACCGGCACCCGCAGCGATAGCGCGGCTCCGCTTTCATTAACCATCCCTGTGAGCTGAACCTATGGCAACCATTGACCTGAGCCTGTTACCGCCGCCGTTTGTGGTGGAAAAACTGGATTATGAAACCTTGCTGGCCGAGCGCAAAGCGACGCTGATTTCCCTGTATCCAGAGGAACAGCGCGCCGCTGTAGCTCGTACCCTGTCGCTGGAGTCCGAGCCATTAGTCAAGTTGCTACAGGAAAACGCCTACCGCGAGGTGATATTGCGTCAGCGCGTTAACGATGCGGCGCGCGCGGTGATGGTGGCCTATGCCGTCGGCAGTGATTTAGACCAGCTCGGCGCAAATAACAACGTTGCGCGGTTGGTGATCACCCCAGCAGACCCCACCGCCATTCCGCCGATTGAGGCGGTGATGGAGTCTGACCCTGATTTTCGGGTGCGTATCCCGCAAGCCTTTGAGGGCTTGAGCGTGGCGGGGCCAACCGGTGCATATGAATATCATGCCAAAAGTGCCGACGGTCGGGTGGCCGATGCCTCAGCAATTAGCCCGACCCCCGCCTGTGTCACGGTCACGGTGCTATCGCGCGAGGGTAATGGTGCAGCATCAAGCGAGCTGTTGGCGGTGGTGGAAGCCGCGCTGAATGATGAGAACACGCGGCCGGTGGCTGACCGGGTGACGGTGCAATCGGCCCGCATTGAAGATTATGAGATTGACGCGATGCTCTACCTGCATCCGGGGCCAGAAGCGGAGCCGGTGCGCGTGGCCGCTGAAAGGAAACTGACCGCTTTTGTCACCGCCCAGCGTCGCCTCGGACGCGATATTCGCCTGTCAGCACTGTATGCCGCGCTGCATGTTGAGGGCGTCCAGCGGGTGGTGATTAATGCCCCGTTGGCCGACGTGGTGTTGGATAAAACCCAGGCCGCCTGGTGCACTGGCAGCGCCATAACTGTTGGGGGAACTGATGACTGACCGTTTATTGCCTGTTGGTTCGTCGGTGCTGGAAGTGGCCGCCGCGCGCGCCTGTGCCGAGCTGGAAAATACCCCGATTCCCATTCGCCAGCTGTGGAACGCCGACACTTGCCCGCTATCGCTGCTGCCTTATCTGGCGTGGGCGTGGTCGGTGGATCGCTGGGATGAGAACTGGCCGCAAACCACTAAACGCGCGGTGGTGAAGTCCTCGCAGTACGTCCACAAACACAAAGGCACCATCGGCGCAATTCGTCGGGTGGTTGAGCCGCTCGGCTATCTCATCAAAGTAATCGAGTGGTGGAAAACCAACGAGACACCCGGCACCTTTCGCCTCGATGTTGGCGTGTTGGAAACCGGCATTACCGAGGAAATGTATCAAGAGCTTGAGCGGCTGATTTATGATGCCAAACCCTGTAGTCGCCATTTAGTCGGCCTGTCCATCAATCTCGACAGCAACGGCCCGCTGACTATCGCCGCCGGTAGTTACGACGGTGACGAGCTGACCGTTTACCCCTATAGAATGGACTCAATATGACCACTAAATACTTTGCCTTACTGACCCATATCGGCGCGGCCAAACTGGCGAACGCCACCGCGCTCGGCACCCGACTAGAGATAACTCACATGGTGGTTGGGGATGGTGGCGGCACCCTGCCAACACCCGATCCGGCACAAATACAGTTGGTGAATGAACATCGCCGCGCCGCCCTTAATGCCCTGACCATTGACCCGAGCAATCCCCGTCAGGTTATTGCAGAGCAGATTATCCCTGAGACTGAGGGCGGGTGGTGGATCAGAGAGATTGGCTTGCTGAATAAAGCCGGAGAGTTAATTGCCATCGCTAATTGCCCGGAAAGTTATAAGCCGCAAATGCAGGAAGGTAGTGGCCGGATCCAGACTATTCGAGTGATTTTGGCCGTCAGCAACACTGCCGCTGTCACACTGAAAACCGACCCAGCGGTGGTACTGGCAACGCGCAAGTATGCTGATCAGGTGAGCCACACCACCGTCACCTCAATCAGCAACCATATCCGTACCCTCAATCCGCACCCGCAATATCTCCTCGCCAGCAGCAATTTATTTGATCTTAGCGATACCAAAGCGGCGCGGGCTAACTTGCAATTAGGCTCTGCGGCAACCAGAAATATCGGTAATGCTCAAGATGAACTCATGCAGGTCGGGGCATTTGGCTGGGGTGGCCCCTGCATTATGGCCTCGGCGGGGATCAATGCGCTGACAAAAACCGGCATGTACTGTGTCAATCAATACGCCCCCAATAAGCCCGAGGTTTTTGGTGATGCGACCATTCAGCATATTCAGAATGACCCGTTAACCGCCCACCAATTTATTTTCTCCACCAATAATACCCACACCGCAGCAAAAATAGCTTACCGCCTGCGCTCTTATGGTCAATGGCGGGAATGGATAGATATCGTCACCAGTCGCAGCCAGGCATTGCCCCCTATCGGCATCCCACTGCCCTACCCAAGCACCACGCCGCCGCAAGGTTATTTAAAATGTAACGGCGCAGCATTTTATCCCTACCGTTACCCCACGCTGGCAACTTTATATCCGACCCATAAATTACCCGATTTGCGCGGTGAGTTTATTCGTGGATTTGATGACGGGCGTGGCATTGATACAAATCGCACCCTGTTAAGCGCACAAACCGACGCGCTGCAAAATATCACCGGCGGCATCAATGGGGTATCAGAGAGCATGGGCAGCGCACCTGAAAGCAATTTCAGCGGCGCTTTCGGCAAAAGCCACGCCGTTGGCAACGACAATACCCCGCATCATACCGACATCACCCATTGCGGCAGCTTTGATTTTGACGCCTCGCGCGTGGTGCGCACCGCCACCGAAACCCGTCCACGCAACATCTCATTTTGCTATATTTTGAGGGCTAGCTAATGAAATATAACTTTACCGTTCAACCGGCCATCTTGGATGACCATCAACTCGCCAGCCAGGCGGGATGGATAACGCTCTATCACTATGATGCGGAGAGTCTGGAATATGCCAGTGCAGGCATGGAGTACTTGCCGCTCGGCGTCGGCTTACCGGCTCACTCGGTGGCTGATGCACCAGTAATCCAACCTAAAACAGGCATGGCATTGGTCAGGGATTTAACGGCTAACCAGTGGGTGACAGTGGCAGACCATCGCCATCAAGCGGTGTATGACATTGAAACCAAAACTGAATCCATCATTTCTGTGCTCGGCCCCATGCCACACAATAAAACACTGATTCAGCCAACACATGAATTTGATCGATGGACGGGAGCCGCCTGGGAAGTCGATCAACAGGCATTAAAAGCCAGCCATATTACCGCCGCCGTCCAACAAAAAACCGCGCTGATAAAGCAGGTTTCGGAGCACATCAACATCCTACTCGACGCCATCGCAATGGATAATCAACAGACTGATATTCAGCAATTGGCAGTACTCAAACAGTACCGTGTCGCGCTAATGCGCATTGACCCCAGCGCCGCGCCGGATATTGACTGGCCGGAGTTGCCGCGATAAGGGGGATTTTAATGGGGTATATAACATTCCATTATGATGGCATCTAGAATAGGTCAGAATGGCTTCCTGTCCTTTCGAAGCGAAGCAAATCATCAGTAATCTTGTAGATGATAAGCCAGTCTGGCTCTATATGTGCGTCCCTGTAGCCTTTGTAATTACCTTGTAATTGATGATCCTTATATACAACAGGCAAGGGCAATTTATCGTTAATCAGAAGCGTCATAATGACTTTAAGTTTATTCATATCTTTATGGCGCTTCTGAGCTTTTTTCACATCTTTCTGGAACTGACCTGAATATTCAATTTCCCTTTGTTTAGTCATGGTCTATCAGATACCTAATTTATCAAAAAGATCATCAGCATCCTTTGCTTTATGGACATCGACACCTTTATCGCTGTTGGCAATGGTATTAGCTGTAAGTTCGTTAGGAATACGCAAATCGAACGGAAGCGCTTTTTCTCGGGCAACCTTGGTTAAGGTTATCCGCACCAGATCGGATACGGTTAAACCCATGTCAGCAAGTACAGCAGCGGCTTCATTCTTTAGGGTTTCGTCTATACGAGCACGAACAAAAGCATTTGCAGCCATAGTAAAACCTCCTTTTAGTTGGAAAGTTCATTGTGGCTCACCTGAGCTACAAAATCAAATGCAGCTCAATGACTGAATACAGGGCTGTAGGGTAAATTAAATCAAAAAAATTGCTCAAATTCTCATCAAAATTCTTGAGAGATTGCAGTAATCTATACTGTAACTCTTTATTTTAACGTGAAAAAATGTTTTTCTGAAAGTAGCGTTGAGTGATTGTTCGAGGTGATAGCTGTGGTTACAGTTTATAATACATCTGCCAGTATATTGTTTGCTGAATCAGTAGCTTTATCGACGATGGTTTTTTAATTTCTTGTATCCCAAGGGCTACATTTATTGCCATAAACTGGATTTTTGTATCCTTGGGGCTACAAATGACGACTCTCTATGATGTTGCTGATATGCTCAAATCAGTACGCAATGAAGCAAAATTATCACAAGCTGAGTTAGCGAAAAGAGCTGGTGTCTCACGCACTACCTTAGCGCGTATGGAAACACTGGCAAAAGGTGATATGAGTGTCAGCATTCTTGTCAGGTTATTCGAAGCTGCTGGCTATGACCTTAAAGTCGTTAAGAGTGGACATATCCGAACTCTGGACGACATTCTTGCTGAACAGCGTCAGGACGAAACTTCATGAAGTTAGATGTTCAAATTAGCGGCCAAAATGTTGCCAAGCTATTTCGCGAAAGGGATGAGTACCTTTTGCAATATTTACCGGGGATATCCGAAAATAATTTTATTAGTCTAACAATGCCTGTTCGCGACTTAGCATGGCATTGGTGAGAGATTTGACGGTAAATCAGTGGGTAACAGTAGAAGACCATCGCCATAAAACGGTTTATGACATTGAAACCAAAACTGAATCCATCATTTCTGTGCTCGGCCCCATGCCACACAATAAAACACTGATTCAGCCAACACATGAATTTGAACAATGGACGGGAACCGCTTGGGAAGTCGATCAACAGGCATTAAAAGCCAGTCATATTGCCGCCGCCGTCCAACAAAAAACCGCGCTGATAAAGCAGGTTTCGGAGCACATCAACATCCTACTCGACGCCATCGCAATGGATAATCAACAGACTGATATTCAGCAATTGGCAGCACTCAAACAGTACCGTGTCGCGCTAATGCGCATAAACACCGATACCGCGCCAGAGATTGACTGGCCGGAGTTGCCGCGATAATGGGTGATTTTAATGGGGGAGTGATGGTTTTTCTCTCAGCAGCCTGCACGTTTCAGATGATTTTTAAGAGAACGTGCAGAACAACCTTAATAATAGCGTGAGTGATTGGTATAAAAATTCTGGCAATGTTTCTTAGCTAGTCAATTTCGACGAGAGTCGCAAACTTCAGCAGAGCGTCATTGACGGCAACTTCATCAAGCGACTCCACAAAGCGGGCATTTCGTGCCATAAGATCGAGCATTCGGACTTGATTGAGTAAAACTACACCTTGCGTTGTACATCCTGTACCCGACAGCGATACGGTAAAACCAGCATGACGCGCATAATTTCCCCCCTGAGTTATTGGGGCAACAAGGGCCATGCCGAGATTATTAAACAGCTTTTTTGTCAATACCAGCGCTGGGCGGGCATCTCGCTGCTCACTTCCCATTACCGGGTTAAAGTCTACCAAAACGATATCGCCGCGATCCCATCCCTGCTTACGCTTCACCATATTTCATTTCCTGTCGGTGCGTCGTTACCCCAAACATCCTCTTCTGCCATCATTGGCGCATTGTTATCACATTGTGCGACTAATTCTTCAAGCGTGTAACGTCGTTGTGTTGGGGTCAGAATTAATGAGCCATTTTTGATTTCTGCATCAAGATGTTGGCCGTTGGTAACACCTAGTTTTTTCAACAATAATGAAGGCAAAACAACACCACTACTGTTGCCCCATTTTTTGATTGCTATAGTCATCATATTATCTCCCGCAAGAAATTATACAAAGTATAACCTCAAGTACCAAAGAGAACAATCAAGAGTTATACATTGTATAGACTCACCTAACCTTTAGATTCAATGCCTCTTTCACGTAACTCTTTACGCAATATCCTTTTTATCCACGTCGCAAGGGAAGCATCACCGTAACACTTAAAATTGCTTTTTAGTCTTATTTTTCCTACCCTGCACCTTGTTAAATGGTAATATATAAATTACCATTCATCCATGAGACTTGAAATTACCATCAAAGAATACCAGACGCCTGAAGGTATCAGCCCTCTGGATAAATGGCGTAAAAAGAACCCTCAAGCGAGAGTGAAAATCGACTCGGCAATTGCTCGTTTAATGGTAGGGAATACGTCATCTGTAAAATGGCTCAGTGGTCGTCCCGGTATCGGTGAATACCGCATTAATTGGGGGCCGGGTATTAGACTGTATTTGATGCAGGATGGTGATGAGCTAATCATCTTGTTATGTGCTGGAGATAAATCGGCTCAGGATAAAGATCTTGATAATGCTGAAAAATATCGTAAGTGTTATCTGAAAGAAAAGAGAGGTAAATAATTATGCCGGCAGTTTCTGTTAACCAACGGATCGTGCAAGAGATGCGCGAAGATCCTGATTATCGTCAGTCGATGTTTGATGAGGCAAAAGAACTTATTGCTGAGGGTGAATTTGATTCCGCAGCAGTGATTTTACGCTGGCTGATACTCGCTACTGGCGGGTTTGTTACCGTAGGTGAAGATATTGGGAAAAACAGCAAATCAGTCATGCAAATGCTGGCTCCTGGCAGTAACCCAACGGTGCGTAATTTTTTCTCTATCGTTCGCTCGGTTCAGCGTCAGGTGAGTACGACTACTTAACAAAATCGAACAGTCCACGTTTTCGGACTGTTCGACTTACCTAAAAAGTGCACAAGGCCAACTCTAATCAGTAAACCCGTCTGTTTTTATGATGCTACTCACCTTTAAGCTCAATGCCGCGACGATCTAACTCTCGGCGTAGTAACCGTTTAATCCATCCTGCTTTGTTATCATCGCCATCTTCTTTCATAGCGATAGTCAGTCTTTCGGACAAATCAGCATCCAGCCGAAGTTGAACAACATTCCTTTCTTTTTGGTTGTCTTTGGTTGACATTGGTTATCACTCGGGTATATTTCTTTAACTGGTTTTAAATGTACACCAATGTACAGCACTCAGTAAAGACAATGCCCCGATGTGCTTGGAACACAACGAGGCATCTAACCACACCATTAAACGAGGTAATGCTATGGCTGACGCTAATAGTAACATACGTGCATATTCAAAGCTCTACACCTTCCTTAACGCCCGTTCTAACACATTATTGGCCGAAATTTCTCCGTTGCGCCTGATCTCCGTTTTGGCTCCCACTGAGCGTGAAGCCCGCAATTTGCTGGCCGGTTTCTCGCTGGTGTTTGTTTCTTGCAAACCACAGGAGAAGCGCCATGTTGCCTGATACCAATAGACTTTATCCCACATTGACTGAGGTGTTCGGTAAGCTGGATATGTCACACCTGAGTGCTGATGACACACTGGAACTGGCAAACAGTAGCGAGGAATGTTACGCCGGACTGCTGCATGGGCTGAATTTTATCGGGGATACTTTTGTTACCTTTGCCGACAACGATGTGTTGGATTTCTCCGCTGAAAGTTTGTGCCAGTTGGGCCATTGTCTGGCATCAATCAGTATCCTGTTACCCGCCCTCACTCAATTGCAAACATCTGCCAGCGGCAGGCTCACCAACAACGAGTTGAACGAGCAATAAATTTTACCGCTCCCGCTACTATTATCTTTAGCGGAAGCGGTATAAACATCCCTTAATCACACCTGTAACTCGTTATTTTAACGATAAAAAATGTTTATCCTAAAGTGATGTTGGCTAATTGCTCGACAGAATCTCATCGGGTTATAGTCACACCGCAGCGGTAAAATCCTTTACCGGATTTGGCAGTCCGGCATACACCAAAGCGCATGGCGTAAATACGGTTACATTGTTAATAAGCAAGAAATGGTGAGCTGGACGGGGGCATCGTAAGGTGCGCCGGTTTTTTGGTGACTGGTCTGTCAACCCCATCCAGCTCAGCACCTATAGAGATGAAAATCTCAAGATGGCGATCTAAATCCCGTCAACCAAAAAACGATTATTATTAATTCAACGGCCAGATGGGTGACCCAATAACTCGTCGTAGTACAAGGAAGCACTGATGAAAATTACAGAAATAATGGAACTAGAAAGCTTTTTGCAAGGATACACTGAAAGCTATCGGAGAAGTTATCGGGAAACGGCCCTAAAAATTGCCCACTCTCTACTGGCAGAAGGGGTTGATCGCACTCTGGTAAAGAAAGTCACTGGCCTACGTGATGAAGACCTGACGCAATAACGCGTTAACCCCCCATTCTAACGGGCGATGTTGTGTTAGACGTCGCCTTATTTCTGCCAGTTTTTCGCACCCTATTTATTCCGCGCTGTGATTGCTTTTCCTCTCTTATTCATATCGATAACTCATTATTTTAAATAGAAAAAATGTTTGTCCTAAAGTGGTGCGGAGTGATTGCTCACACTGATACCCATGACTATTATCGCCCGATGAAAACGACCCCTACACCCCATGATGCACTTTTTAAGAATTTTATGACCCAGCCTGCGACGGCGTGTGACCTGCTGGAGTTCCATTTACCGCCTGAATTGCGGCAACTTTGTGACCTGAGCACCTTACGGCTGGAATCTGGCAGTTTCATTGAAAACAACCTGCGCGCTTGCTACTCGGACGTGCTCTACTCGCTCAAAACGACTGCGGGGGACGGTTATGTTTACGCTCTCATTGAACATCAAAGTTCCCCCGACAAGCATATGGCTTTTCGCCTGATGCGCTATGCCATCGCCGCTATGCAGAGCCATCTTGATGCCGGACACGACAAACTGCCTCTGGTCATTCCCATGTTGTTCTATCATGGGATGGTCACGCCGTACCCGTATCCCATGAGCTGGTTACAAGCGTTCAGCGTACCCACACTTGCCGGACAGCTATATGGCGGCAACTTTCCGTTGATTGATGTGACCGTTATCCCCGATAACGAAATCATGACCCATCGACGCATTGCTCTGCTGGAACTGTTGCAAAAACATATTCGTCAGCGTGAGTTATCTGAATTATCGGATCAACTGGTCATGCTGATAGCAAGTGGTTACACTACAGAAGATCAACTAAAAGCGGCGATAAATTACATCATACAGGTTGGTGATACGGCAAACCCAGAAGCGTTCCTCCGCAGCCTGGCCAACCGCTTACCGCAGCATGAGGAGTCACTGATGACAATTGCACAAAAACTGGAACAAAAAGGTGAAGCCAGAGGTGAAGCTAGAGGCGAGGCTAACGGGCTAAAGAAAGGTAAGTTGGAAGTTGCCCGAACTATGTTAGCCAATGGTCTTGACCGTGCCACAGTAATGAAAATGACCGGTCTAAGCGATAAAGAGTTGGCACAAATTTGCCATTGAGACACTGGCTAAATCCCTACTTTTAACAGGCGATGTTGCCTTAAACGTCGTCTGTTTGCGCTGTTTATTACCCTTTCCCTTTTTATTTCTTACTCTTTGTTTCCTCATCCATCTTTAAGGCATCACCACGATAACCATCTATTTTTCCACAAGAAATGTTTGTCCTAAAGTGAGGCTGGCTAATTGCACGGCAGAACTTCGCTGGGCTATAGTCACGCCGCAGCGGCAAAATCCGCTGTCGGATTTGACAGTCCGGAATTCATTGAAACGCACTGCTGTTGATTCAGCTATTATGTGCGGGCACAGTGACACCTGTAATAAGTAAGCAATGGTGAGCTGGGTGGGGGCATCGCAAGGTGCGCCGGGTTCTTCGATGACCGGTCTGTCAACCCCGTCCAGTTCACCACCCATAAGAAATTGACAGTTCTTGGTGGTGATAATTATCCCTATCGAAGAGGTTGTCATCATGGATTCGACGACTAAATGCCTTTCACTGCTTATCTGTAATAGCGTAATTTTTTACCCGCTTATATCACTACCAGCCCCTCAGCTTATGGAGGTGCGCTATGTACGATGACACCCCCTGCGAAGTAGAAGAACTTATCGATCATTGTCGTGCGCTGATTTACGCCATCGTCACGCTGGAATCACAGGAAGTTAAAGAAATACTCAATTTTGTCTTACAACAGCAAATAGACTTGTTACACAACACCTATCAGCAAGATCTCAACGAGCTTCTAGTGACAGCTTAACAACACTGCGCCTAAGGCATCGTGAGGTGCCTTTTCTCTACAATAGGGGGAGATATGAATAGTTTTTTCAATGATTTAATGACATCCGCGAAGCAGGCCGTTGCTATCATGAACGATGAGCTATATGCCGATCTGCTGGCTAGTGCAGAAGAGATGGTAAAAATTGAACAAGGTGAGCTGATGCCGAAATCGGAACATGTTCATACTTATACCGATATTGATGTGCAAGTGATTCGCGAAAGATCCAACCTAAAATAACCTCATCTGGTTGTGCCAAGACTGGCACAACGCTATCCCGCTGCTTCAGCACGTAATCCCTGCCATCCTACTCTCCCCAACTCACGGAGAGTCACCTCATGGGCGATTACCATCACGGTGTCCGCATTGTTGAAATCAACGACGGCACCCGCGTTATTTCCACTGTTTCTACCGCCGTTGTCGGTATGGTCTGCACTGGCGATGATGCCGATGCAGCTACATTTCCGCTTAATACGCCGGTATTGATCACTGATCTGCTCGCCGCAGCCGGTAAGGCGGGCAAACACGGCACACTGGCGGCATCGTTGTTGGTGATTGCGGATCAGGCCCGTCCGGTCACTATTGTGGTGCGCGTGGCCACTGGCAGTAACGAGGCCGGAACGGCGACCAATCTTATCGGCGGGGTTGACCAAAATGGCCGCTATACCGGCATGAAAGCGCTGTTAGATGCGCAGTCTGTTACCGGTGTGCGCCCGCGCATTCTTGGTGTACCAGGACTGGACAGTTTGCCCGTGTCGACCGCGCTGGCAGGTATCTGTCAGCAGTTGCGTGCTTTTGGTTATATCAGCGCCTATGGCTGCAAAACCAGCAAGGAAGCGTTGAAATACCGCGAAAATTTCAGTCAGCGCGAGCTAATGATGATCTGGCCGGATTTTCTGAGTTGGAACACCACCACCAATCGCAGCAACGTAGCTTATGCCACCGCCCGCGCTCTCGGCTTACGGGCCAAAATTGATCAACAACAGGGCTGGCATAAAACCCTGTCTAACGTCGGTGTGAATGGCGTGACCGGTATCTCTGCCAGCGTATTTTGGGATTTACAGGCAGCGGGTACTGATGCCGATTTACTCAATCAGGCCGGTGTCACCACGCTCATTCGCTCCAATGGTTTTCGTTTTTGGGGTAACCGCACTTGCTCTGACGACCCGCTTTTTCTGTTTGAAAACTATGTCCGTACCGCGCAAGTACTGGCCGACACTATGGCTGAGGCGCACCAGTGGGCAGTTGATAAGCCCATGACCACTACGCTGATCCGCGACATCGTCGAAGGTATCAAAGCCAAATTTCGTGAGTTGAAGTCTAACGGCTACCTCATTGACGCCAATTGCTGGTATGACGACAGCGCCAACGATAAAGACACCCTCAAAGCTGGCAAGCTGTTTATTGATTACGACTACACGCCGGTACCACCGCTGGAAAACCTCACTCTGCGTCAGCGTATCACCGATAAATATCTGGTGGACTTCGGCGCAACAGCAAACGGCTAAGGAGCGAAAACCTGATGGGAATGCCGCGCAAATTGAAATATCTCAACCTATTCAATGATGGTCTGAGTTATATGGGCGTGGTCAGTTCGGTGACCTTGCCAAAGCTGACCCGCAAGCTGGAGAACTATCGCGGTGGCGGGATGAATGGCTCCGCACCAGTCGATTTGGGGCTGGATGATGATGCACTTGCAATGGAATGGACACTCGGCGGCCTGCCTGATGAAACCATTTGGGCGCAGTACGCCACACCGGGCGCGTCAGATGTACCGCTGCGCTTTGCGGGTTCTTATCAGCGTGACGATACCGGCGAGATGGTGGCGGTAGACATCGTGTTGCGTGGTCGTCACAAAGAAATCGACGGCGGTGATAACAAGCAGGGCGAGAACAGCGAAACCAAAATCTCAACTCAATGTACCTACTACAAGCTGACTTTCGATGGCAAAGAGCTGATTGAGATTGATGTGATTAACATGATTGAGAGGGTTAATGGCATCGACCGGCTGGCGCAGCATCGCAAAAATATCGGTGTGTAATTCCCCTGATTTTATTGGAGAGAAAAATGATGGCAAGAACCACAGGCAGCACCGTAGCGCAGGCAAATAGCTCAAATGAGAACGTCGTGACGCTGGAAAATCCCATCAAGCGCGGCGATACCCTGATTGAAACTATCACCCTGATTAAGCCGAATGCCGGAACCTTACGCGGCCTGAGTTTGCAGGATGTAGCGACCTCCGACGTTAACGCTTTGATTAAGGTGCTGCCGCGCATGACTTATCCGTCCCTGACCGAGCATGAAGTCGTAAATTTGGAGCTGCCGGACATGATTGCGCTGGCGGGGCAGGTGATCGGTTTTTTGTCGCCGAACTCGGTGTGTTAGCGTTTCCTGCTCGTTTGTCGGTCGATGATTTGATAGCGGATATCGCGGTGATTTTCCACTGGCCGCCGTCAGAACTTTATCCCTTGAGTTTGACCGAACTTATTCTTTGGCGCGATAAGGCGTTACAGCGAAGCGCTAGCGCCGATTTTCGTGGCTCGCTCAATTCACGTCGCGAAGCCTCTTATCACGACACTACGCTCGGCGCAGTGGTAACACAGATTGCACAGCGTAATAAGCTGGTGGCGTCACTGGCGCAAGGTTTTGCCGAGATTAATATCCCGCATATCGACCAGTCGCAGGAGTCCGACATTAAGTTTCTCACCCGCTTGGCCGAGCGTAATGGTGCCGAGGTGTCAGTCAAAGCCGGTAAGCTGCTCTTTCTCAAGGCGGGGAGAGGAGTGACGGCCAGCGGCAAGCCGATCCCGATGATAGTCATTGAACGCAGCGACGGTGACCGCCATCAGTTTGCTATCGCCGACCGCCATGCTTACAGCGGCGTGACCGCTAACTGGTTACATACCAAAGACCCTCAACCCAAAAAAACAGAAAGTGAAACTCCAGCGTAAACCCAAGGCACAGCACTTGCGCGCCTTGCAGCATCCCAAAGCCAGGCCAACTACCACCAAGGCGATTAAACCGCAGGAAGAAAGGCAGGGGGAGTATCTGGCCGGAGAAGCCGATAACGTACTGGCGTTAACCACGGTGTACGCCAGCAAGGCACAAGCGATGCGGGCGGCTCAGGCCAAGTGGGACAAACTGCAACGCAGTGTGGCCGAGTTTTCGATAAATCTCGCCATCGGCCGTGCGGATCTCTATCCAGAAACGCCGGTCACCCTGAAAGGGTTTAAAAGTGTGATAGACCAGCAGACGTGGATTATCACCAAAGTGACCCATTACCTCGGCGATAATGGCTACACGACGGCGCTGGCGCTTGAGGTGAAGCTCTCTGATGTTGAGTATCAGGAAGAAAATCAGGATGTGGAATAAGCATAATTCATTGTTTCAAAAAGAATAAAGCAAATAATATCACTGACTTAAACGCAGCCCGTTGAGGTGATTAATATGTTTCATTGCCCACTCTGCCGAGAATCAGCCCATGCCCGTTCCAGTCGCTACCTGAGTGAGAACACTAAGGAGCGGTATCACCAGTGCCAAAATATAAATTGCGGTCATACATTCAAGACAATGGAGACATTCGAAAGCTCAATTATGCGGCCCGGCGAAGTGACGCCAGCGATCCCCCACCCGGCGCGAAGCGGTCAACAAAACCTTTGGATGTAGCCGTTACGATAAAGCCCCAAAATTTGGGGCTTTATCGTAACGGTTGTTGTTTGTGTAAATTAAGAATATCTTAAAAATTATTTGAAATAAGCTGAAACATGAGTCACAGTTTTATCTTTCGCTCTAATGCTTTTTAATATTCCATTAATATAATGGATTAAGTTGTCGCTATTAATACAACCAGATAAGGAGTAACAAGTTGATGCAAATGAGGTTACGTTGATAAATGAAAGAAAGACACCTAACTCCCTGGCTTCACGTACGGCATCACTTTCCAAAAAATCCTTAAAGTCTGCTCGAGGGCCTTTTATGAAAATAACATTATTTACTTCGGCACTTCTCGCTTTATTAACTGCATGATGTACATCATGTAAGCTAAATCGTTTATCTTTTACTTCTATGGATAGAATCGGTTTTGAATCTTTATAAACATCAATATCCAAAATTTCCTTGGATGAACTACCCGATTGATTTACTGGATGAATTTTCACTTTCCATTTATTATCTTCTGCCAGAATTAATAATGATAAGGCAGAAATAATAGCACAACTTTCACCATCGCATGGTTGTTCTAAAATATCATACATAAATTTTGTAAAATCAAAAGAGTAGTCAGCTTTTACGGTCATGAACCTATTACTTCTTTGTAAAGTTAGATGCATAGCATCTACAAGCATACTAAATGCTATTTCTTGTGTTGAAGCAGATTTTAAAATATCAATAGAAATATTTTGAATAAGTCTGTCATTTCCATTCCTTACCGCATTTTTGCTTGAGTGTATTTCAAAGCGAGCAGGTTTATTTAAAAATGGCTCATTTGAAGCACCTAATTTACCTTGTAGAAATTCACTCTCAACCTTACCAACAATAACTGAATGGCATAAGCTACGAGCATCATATGCACCATCAACAGCTGCTTTAGCCTGAAGGACTAAAGGATTCACTCTATTGTCAGTTGCTTTGGCTAAAAGCCCAGTAACAAGGATATAACGGTATGTTAAATGGCTACCGAGGATTACTTTACTAATATTTGAGTAGTGGGCTGTTTGTGGCTCCGTTTGTTTTTTTGCTTGAGCTATAGCTTTTAATATTACTTCGTAGGCCTTTTTATGGTCGACTGATACTTTCATAGATATCTTTCCATAATACATCAACTGGCAAGCCTAAATGGCTCCCAATTATTTCGAGGAATTCAAAAAGTTCAAGGGCATCCAGCCGCCTTTCGAAGCTCTCAATCTTCGATATATCAGATTGTGATAGCCCAAGCTCATTAGCCAAAAAATTCTGAGATAGGTTTGCTTCCTTGCGGCGCTTCACAAGAAGCTCAACTAGGCACCTGTATCTATGATCATGTATAGTAGATTTTCTTCTTGCCATCTGGATTGACGCTAACCTTGCGCTTGCATATTGTTGGATCGTTGCCTAGCATGATGGATATTCCAAAATCGAATATTTTTAGGTGTTGAATAAATGAACAAATTTTCATCAGTCAGTTTATTTACCGGCGCGGGGGGTATGGATGTTGGTTTCTCTAACGCTGGATTCAATACTGTTTGGGCTAATGATATTGACAAGGATGCCTGCGAGACTTACCGGCTTAACCATAATACCCATATTGATTGTGGAGATATTGAGTCTTTTTTCGAAAAAATCAGTGAAATTAAAGGGCTAGATTGTATTTTTGGGGGACCACCTTGCCAAGGGTTTTCTGTAGCTGGCAAAATGGATTCTAGTGATCCTCGGAGTAAGCTTATTTGGTCATTCATGCATGCAGTCGAGCTAACTCGACCACAGTGTTTTGTTATGGAAAATGTGAAGGCCTTGGCAACACTTTCAAAGTTTGAGGCTATCAGGAACAAGCTATTTAGCACAGCGGCTAAATTAGGTTACTTCACTCAATTAATAATTTTAAATGCTAAAGATTTTGGGGTTCCACAGAATAGAGAGCGAATGTTCTTTATTGGTTTTAAAAATCAGTCTCATTCTATACATATCGAACAGGCTATTAAAAAATCCATGTGCGTATCACCAACCGTGGGTGATGTAATTAGGCCTTTAGGGAAAGCTGGAACTCAGAGTAATTCCCGGATTTGTAATGCCCGTATTACTAATGCAGCAAAACCAGTATTAAGAAAGTCACCTTATGCTGGGATGTTGTTTAATGGGCAAGGAAGACCAATAAATCCTGATGGTTATGCATCTACTATTGCTGCGTCAATGGGAGGAAATAGAACACCCATTATCGATGAAGGACATCTCTATGAACATGCTGAAAGTTATATCGAGGCATATCATAAGTATTTAATGGTCGGTGGTTCTCCTAAACCTATGCTCGATGTACCTAGTGAACTCCGACGCTTGACTATTGATGAAGCAATTCTTATCCAGACTTTTCCTGAGATTTATAACTTTGCAGGAAAACAGTCATCTATATGGCGTCAGATTGGGAACGCAGTCCCATGCAAATTAGCGGAAGCAGTGGCTAATGGAGTTATTGATACGCTCAATGGTGTGACGTACCAAGAAGATAAATGTCAGAAAGAGTTAGTATTCTAA